TCAGCGCATGTCTGCAAGCACAGAGCCGTCATGGATAGCAGGATGAGCAGGTGCACCAGACACGCCAACCTCAGAACGCATGGGAGGGATGGAAGCAAGGTAAGCAGATGAGGCAGGCGACGCAGCGGGGGCAGGCGCTGGTGATGGCTGGAGCGAGTAACGCAGCTTGCCGCCCATGTGTTCGGCGTTCCAGCGGACAACATCGGGCGGGAGATCGACGCGCCCCCCGGTATTGTCGATACAGTAACCGCCGCCCTGCCCGCTCACACAGCCGACAATGCGAAGCTCAGGCGCGGCCACGGGACCGGGTAGTGGAGCAGACCCAGGCAGGCCAGGGACAGAGGCAGCATCAGCGACGACAGGGGCAGCGACGGAATCACCCGTGAAACGCTTGCTGAACTGAGCGAGGCCGAGCCAGAACGTGAGCAATAGAGCCGGGATGATGAAAAGCACCGCCCTGCCGGAATTTGGCGGTTTAACGTGCGCGACGCTGCTGTGAAAAAGCCGGTAGTGCTTTGCGCGACGCATCCAGGCTTTTTTATTTGCAAGCTGGGCGCGTTCCGGGTTGCTGGCGTGGTCCCATGTGTAGGTCATGCACATCGGAGAACCCATCACAGCACGCACATGCCGATGCAGGCCGACTAGGTTTCTGATCGTTGTGTCAATCAGTTGCGGATGCTGGGTAATGATGAGGAAATCGACACCGTAATGCCGGTGAATTTCCAATGCTTGAATCCAGTACACCGGTTTCCTGCCGAGGGTTCCGCGAGGGGCCAGGAATTGAGCCTCATCGACGACGATCAAATCACCGGGCTGAACCCAAAGCCACCAGTTTTGAACCATCTGGCGAACGGGCATTTTGTTGCCGTCTGGTCCTTCAATTTCGAGAACGGGAGGATCACCGGAGAGCCGCTGGAACTTAGGGGTATCCCCGCTTTCCATCTGGTTGTAAAACTCGACCTCAGCATCGGAGACTTTCTCACCAGTGAGCTTGTGAGGCAAGCGTTCATGTTCAAGGACGAGGCCACGAACGCCAGCAGTCAGGACGCGCCGGATATATTCCGAGCCATCCTCCATTTTGAGTTTGCGAACACACTCAACCGCAACACGCTCAGCGACAGCGTATGTTGTTTTACCCGCCCCAGGAGTGCCGGTGATGAGTTCAATAGTCATGATTTAGCGAGAGTCCAAAACCCTTTGGTGCTGGCCCAAGTAACGCAAAACGTAACGGCGCCAAGGATTATTCCAAAGCCTTCCCATACGCCCATTAAGCCGGCAAGCTGCAACGTAGCCAGCGGAAGGCCGGATAGGTTAGAGGTTATGAGGCCCTTAAGCTGGCCTACAGATGCAGTAAGACCAGCCAGGACGACGAGCGAGAGGCCCATGGACGCAAGCCAACGGGCCATAAGAGGTCCGACAAGGCCAACGAGAAACGAGGCGAGATTCATTGCCTGATAGTCGTGATAATGAGCAACAGAGCAGACAACGCAGCAAGCGCCAGAACACCCGCACGAATACCGGGGGCCACATCGCAAGCAGGTTGCCAGGACATAGACAAATTCCAGCCGTGAATAACTCCAGTCCAGGGAGCAGGACAAGCGGCAGGCATACCGAGCGAATCAGCCTGATAAACCACGTTTTTGGTTTGCCAACTTGGGGCGCCGGTTTCGTTGATAGTCAGGTCAGCACAGCCGAGCGAAGTCGGGTTTTTCTCGCATTCGGTCTTTTCTGGCTGAGAAGTGGTTTCTTCGGTCGACCCATCCGGATTGATAGTTTTCTCCGATTTTGTCACGTTAACCGTATTGTTGTTATAGGTGTAGTTATAGGTGGTATTCGTCACAGAAACGGCTGTAGTCCCATCGGGTTTTGTTACTTGCCGGGTTGTGGTACCGCCGGGAACAGACGAAGGACCCGACAGTGTCTGCAGACCACCATCATCGAGAGAGCCACCAGCATCAAGAACCTCCTGAAGAACGCGACGGAGAACAGACTCAGTTACAGGCGCGTCCGAGAGTTTCTGCGCAGCTGTAGCACGATCGACCGGCTGGCGGGTGACGCCTGTGCATTGACCATTGACGGGAGGCTCAGTGCTTGACAGATCGGGCGAAACACAGACCTTTTCGGTGGAAATGGAAACGGGCGAAGAGGTCATAAACCAATTACCGTTAGACCAGTAACCACAAGTGGAACGGTGCTTACCGTCGGAAACGTAATAGGCTGGAGGGCCCGCTGCCATCCAGTTAGCACTAACAGCAGCGCACATCGCGCCGAGTGCTTCTAGCCCGGTATCACTACGGGCAAACGGCATCGACTTACCGCCGATGATGTTATCAACGGTGCCGTAATACGACAGCCCACCGCCGGTAACCATGGTGCCCTGCTCGGGGTCGTGATCCAGGCCAGCAGATTTATACCAATCATAAATCCCATAACCCAGCGAGAGCCAAGGCAACACACGACCGCCAAGGCCGAGAATGCCATCGGCCAAAGCCGCCTTAGAAAAACCAGCGGATGGCGTCATTGTGCCGCGCGGATTGCCGTGAGGAGTTGGCAACGAGCCGGAACGAGTACAAGCAGAGGCACTGCAAGTCGTAGACATAGGCCCGCCCGCACCGCCACTGGCCGGCAAGACAGAGTAACCGCCGCTCGGGTCAGGTTGGAGAAACCAGCCGGTCTCTTTCGTCCAAGTGGACGCATGAGCGGACGATACGACAAGGAACAGCAGCAGAAAACGAGTCATCTGGCAAGCACCCATAGAACGACGCAAAGAGTGAAAGCCGTTTGAAAATGGTTGATCGTTTCAGCATTCATGACGGGACGAAGATTTTCAACACGGTGGACTTAAGAGCCCAAACAGCGACGACAGCGAGAATACCGAGACCAAAAAGGGAAACGGAATCTGAATATCTGTCGTTTTCATTGCACGAGGGAAACGCTACATAAGCGGTTGTGGAAGTGACTGTAGCACTGCCATTGGTAGTACGAGACAAATTAAGCATGGTCCCGGACGCGTTAACCCCGGTGCAGGAAAAGGTATAAACCGTTGTACCGCTAACAGACGTAATCGGGTATTTAGCGCAAGCAGCCTGAGCCGCAGCGACTTGTGTGGAAAAACACTGACCGTCCGCAAAATACCCCATAGCGCCCTCAAACAAAAAAGCGGGGCCGAAGCCCCGCAGAAAATCAGATGATGCCGAGCTTAGTCAGCACCTTCTTGATGAGGAACACGGCGGCGCCCATCGCGGCCAGCAGGCCGACAGCGGTCAGGCCATCGGTCTGGGCACCGGTGATGGCGGTGGACACGCCTTCAGGCAGAGCGGCGTGAGCCGAGGCCAGGAAACCGCCCAGCAGGGCGACAGCGACGGAAGCGCGACGAATCATGTTCATGTGAACTCCAAATAGTGCAGGTTTTAAAAGGCCGGGATGGTGCACCAGTCACACCGACCAGGGATTAAAGGGATCCGCGACGCGAAGCGAGGCAACGGGGGCACTGGATGTAATCGGACGGGTCGAAATCAGGAATGTCCGTAGGCCAGTCCGGGTGACACCATTCATCAGCGGGAGACTCCTCGCCGCAGTTGTCACACTCAACCAAATCTTCATCCATATCTACCCCTTATAAATCGAACGTATCGAGATCCACCACGGAGAACCCGCCGAAATCGCAATAGTCTTCAATCAACTGCGAAAGGTGTTCTTCGTCGTAAATCAAGCCGGACGAAAGCGCATCCCGCAGCGACCGAACCCATACGGCGCAACCCGAATCAGTGTCACGGGCGAGAAAGCGCCCGGTTTCAGTCGACTGCAGGAGCGCCCGCATTTAGGCCGCCGCCTTCTGACGCTGAACCGGCGTCAAATCGACCAGCTTGAGCTTGCTGCCATCCTCACGGGCCGCTTCAAGCTCGAAAGTAGCTTCACACTGGATCGGCAAAGCAGCGCCCATGTGAGCCCATTTGTCGAATTCCGACGCATCACCCATCTTGAACGGACGGGTGACGCGACCAATCGACCGACCGGCGCCGTTTTCGCTCAGATCGACTTCCAGGTGAAATGTCGTGGACGAAAACGCCCGCCCTTCCATTTCGCCTTTGCTTTCCTTCACTGCGTGAAGTGTGACGCTGCTTTTCATGCGCATGCTGCAATCTCCAAATGCCCAGGATTAAGGTCAATCGAGGGGACGGGCTGACCCCACAGACCATCAAAGAAACGACGACACGCAGCGGAGTAACCCCGAGCGACTTCGTCATGCTTGAAACGACCGAGACGGCCAGGAACATCGGCACGGTCAACCAGTTGGACAAACTCGGTTTCCGTCAGGTGCTTAAATGCAGCGGCAACGCTGGCACCGGCAGTGCGGAACAGCCAATTCAGGTTGCGATAGGCTTCAGCCTCAACAGTCATAGGGGCCGCGGCAGGCTCACAGGGGACCGCGCGAGCCTCAAAGACTTGCTGCGAGGCCTGAGCCAGCATGGAAGCATGCCAATCACTGGCACCGGCGAAGAACTCGGCAGGCTTGTCGAGCATGGCCCAGGGCAAGACCCGCAACTGGTCGCCCCACTGCAACTCGATACGGGTCCACTTGTCCTCAGCTTCGACGCCGAACAACTGGTCGCCCTTCAGGTAGATACGGGTGTATTTGCCAGCCTCACGGCTACCGAGGTAGAGGGTGCAGGCGCGCTTGTTGAACCAGTCACCCGCATGACCAATCTTTGGAGTCTTGCCGCGCACATCCATCTCGCCAGCCCAATAGGCTTGCTCGAGACCAGCCATACCGCCATCGATGCCGGACCAGAAGTCAACGGCCAAGTCACAGCGGGTGATCCAACCATTCAGGCGCTCGCCAAGACGAGCGACCTGGGACATGGCGTACGGACTGACCCACAAACAGGCCTCACCGTAGAGGTTGACATGGACGACTGCAGCTTGCTGCTGCTGGTTTGGCTTTGTGCTGGATGCACCGCCGCCGATCCAGCCAACCTCATAACCAGCGCGGCGAATCGGGAGCCGGAAGGCGAAAAAGTCACGGCCCAACGCTGGTTGATCGTCACAGGTGAAGTCCTCACCGAGGGCTTCAACGACCTGACGCCCGAGAACGCGGGCAGCGGCCAGCGCGGAGCAATCGAGGGTCACGTGGTCGATCTGCTTACGCAGGCGCTGCATGCGGGTCTGCTCATCCCATACAGGCACGTCATATGCAAACAGAGAATCGTCGGACTCAATGTAGGGCACTCGCTCAAGGATTGAGCTACGCGGGACGCTGAAACGCAGCCAGTCAACGTGAACCGGGCCATTTGCGCCGGCAAGGGACTGAAGCCGCAGCTTGACGGTCTGGCCGTCGAGGACGAGACCGCCACCTTCCAGGCTGCAACCGGCGAAGGGTCCGGAACGCTTCACAGTTGTTCTCCCCGTGTTACCAAGGGGGGGCGGCTGGCAGCGCCGCTTTGCTCGGCGATCGCTTCGCTCCCGCCTGCGCACGCAGCGCCGCCAGCCTTAGGCACGCTGACACACGACGACAACACCTGAGCAGCGCGGATGAACATCACGCGACGGCGGCCGAAGCCAGGGAACTCGGCGAGCTTGCGCAGAGCACGAGCCGAAGTGAGCAAGGCTTCAGCTTCTGCGGCGTTTTGCTCGGCGGGGGTCTTTTCGCCCTGACTGAACATCGTTCGGCTTTCCTGGGTTGATCTAGTGCGCTACAGTGCGCTTACTGAATACCGCAATTCGCTTTTCCGCAAATTGCGATTTCCCGAACTCTAGCGCGGATTCGTTTTTCCGCAAATAGAAAAGTCCTATGACGTTGAACGACCTGATAGACATGGCCGCAACTGCAGCGGGCGGAAAAGGTCCGCTGGCGCGAGAGATGAACAAACATCCGGCGCGAATCAGCGAATGGACTTCAGGGAAGCACAAGCCGGACGCAAGCGAAATTGCGTTTATGGCGAAGCGGGCAGGTTTGCCGGTTTTGAGGACAGTTGCCGACATAGAGCAGCAACTTGACAGCCGTTACGCAGAAGTGTGGAGATCAGCCCTGGGAAAACTGACGGCGGCAGGAATTGCCGCGACGGTCGCACTGGTGATGACGCTGACGCCTGATGCTGCGAACGCGGAGCCCTCACCTTCCCAGGCAAAGACTGGCAGTCTGTATATTATGTTTACTCGCTTGCGCCGCTTTGCTGGTCGGCTGTTTGGTCGATACAGACTGGCGCGGCTTCATCCGATGGAAATGGGATGTTGAACAGACTCCCGAAGCACACACCCCGACTCGGCCAGATGCTGGCCAACATCGGGTACCCATCAACATCGGAGGTCGCCCAGGCGCTGGGCGTATCAGAGAGGACGGCGCGGGCGTGGATCGCAGCAGACGCAGCGCCCAGGCAGGCAGCGCTAGCCCTGTACTGGCTCACAACGTGGGGCCAGTCTTCCATTCACGCTGAGGTGGTGAACCTCATGCAGCTGCACGCGGCAAAGGCCGCAGCGCATGAGGCAGAAGCACGCGAGCTGCGAAGCCAGCTTGATCGGCTGATGGCGTGCGCAGACTTCGGAAGCGCGAACGCACCATTGTTTGTGGAGTGCACCCGTAGAGCATCTAACCCGGTCACACGCTCAGGACGCGCCAGCCGGTAAACCGACTGTCACGCCCTGCGCTTTTGTGTGACCTAGCGACCTCGAAACCGCGGCCGCATTGCCGTCAACGACCCCGGGCCACCCCCAGCTAATCCCCCCATGCGTTGCGAGGGGGATTAGCTGGGGGTGTCTTTTTCCGGGGTCTAGCGGCAACGCTGCCCCGGTTTCCCACGTACTGGCAACAACCC